GGTTTCAAGGGTGAGTCGTCGGAGCGCCACCGCCCTGTGCCAGCTTGAAAAACGTGGTGATGGTATTTCCTTTTGGCTCTTTGAGGAAATTATGAACTCGATGGGCCATGAGGTTGAGATCGTTATCAAGGAGGGCGGTAAGCATGTGGCCATTTGAGCGAGCGGATCCGGTGATGCCCCGCACATCCCGTGATGAGGAAGCCGAACTGGATTCCGCTGATGATTTTTATGACCAGCGGTATGATAGGGAATTGATGGAGGAGCGGCAATATGGCGAAAGATGGTAGCGTCACATTCTACAAGTCCGGTAAAGCTTTGATTGATGTGCATTTTCCCAATGGTATGACAGTTTGCAGGTGGTGCCCGTTCGTGCGATACAACGAAGGATTGCGGCGCAGTTTTTGTTCGCTTACCACGGAAATCCTGCCGTTTCCCGATAGCAGCATGGGCAATCTTTGCCCTGTGACTTTTGATGATGAGGAGACCAGACATGGTTAAAATAAACGTTCCGAAGAAAGAGATTGCGCCAAGCTGCGGCATGGTTCGCATTGATGGCGAAGCAGAGCAGATTGTTAAGCGCATACAAGCCGAGACAGGTTTGCGCACAAGGGAAATTGTGTCGCAAATCATTATCCAAGCAGCAGAAAACAACATTGAAATCATTTGGGAGCAATAGGAGGGAATTATGGCAATTATCGTAATGGTTTACGGGCATAGCGGTTCTGGCAAATCAACAAGCCTGCGCAATTTCAAGGAAAAAGAAGTCGGTATTATCAATGTGAGCGGGAAACCACTGCCGTTTCGGAACAAGCATGACACCTACAAGACGGATGATTATGTAAAAATTGACACAGCATTGCGCAAATCTCCGGCAAAATCCATTGTTGTTGACGATGCAACCTACCTCATGACCAACGAATTTATGCGGACAAGCGAGGTAACCGGCTTTCAGAAGTTCACCGTCATGGCGAAAAATTTCTGGGCATTGATTAACGCTGCGGCAGCTCTGCCGGATGACAAGATTGTCTATTTCATGGGGCATATTGACCTTGATGCTAACGGCAATGAGAAATTCAAGACCATCGGCAAGCTTTTGGACGAGAAAGTCACCCTCGAAGGGCTTTTCACCATTGTTCTCAAGACGGCAGTCACAGATGGCAAATACACCTTCCAAACCCAAACCAACGGCAACGATACAGCAAAATCCCCCTTCGGCATGTTTGAGGAAAAATACATCGACAACGATTTGAAAGCTGTGGACGATGCAATTCGTGATTACTATCAAATCAAAGAAATCAAGGAGGAGCAGAAATGAAACCATTTGCAGGATATGAGACGGCTCGTGTGAGCTTTGGTGGTGGCGGTGAGCGCCTTCCCGCAGGCGGCTATGTGATTGAGATTATCAGGGCGATTGATATGGAATACAGCTGGGGAAACCAGCTCCAGCTTGAAATTGACATTTTAGAGGGCGAACACAAGGAATTTTATGATAAAAACTATTCTGCGCAGATTGGACCCGCAAAGTGGAAGGGCGTGTGCAGAATCAGTCTCCCAAAAGGTGATGGCAGCGAGAAAGACGGCTGGTCAGCGAATGCGTTCAAATCCTCCATTGCGGCGATTGAAGAGAGCAATTCTGGCTTTGTGTGGGACTGGGACGAGCGCAAGCTGGAGGGCAAGACTGTTGGCGCTCTGTTCCGTGACAAGGAGTTTGAGATGGACGATGGCTCTGTCGGGACGGTGACAGAATGCTTCAAGCTCATGCCGGTAGAGCTGATTCGTGGCAACAAATTTACGATGCCCAAGCCGAAACTGCTCAACAAACAAACGGCAGTGCAGAGCAATGACGGCGGCTATCCTGTAGACGATGATTATGACCCGTGGAACAAAGGAAAGTAGCACATGACAGCGTATCAGGCTGACAGAATCTTAGAGGGCATGATTGTCCTCGTTGACACCAGAGAGCAGGACACACCGCAGCTGCGCACACGCTTAGAGGGGCTTGGTTGCCCCTTTGAGCGGTCTGCGCTCAAGTACGGCGATTACACTGCCAGATGCACCCTGCCGGATGGGAGCGAGCTTACATTGGCTGACAAGCTGGTTATTGAGCGGAAACAGAACGCAACGGAAATTTGCGGCAATCTGACGGCAGGACGTGACCGATTTGCGAGGGAATTTGGAAGAGCAATGGCAGACAAAGCAAAGGTAATCCTGCTGATTGAATGCGCCAGTTGGGAAACCATTTATGGCGGGCAATACCGCAGCAAACTCAAGCCGGAAGCGTTGACCGCCAGCCTGCTTGCATACTCCCACCGGTACAACACCCATATTCATTTTGTGCCGCAGGAGCTTTCAGGGAGATTTATCCGGGACTGCTTGCATTATGGAATGCGGGAGTATCTGATGAGCTTGGACAAGGGGGAAACCAATGCGGAATGCAGCTGACAGCATTAAGGGCATCCTGACAGCGAAGCAGGCCGCAGAACATTATGGTCTTGAGGTGAATCGAACAGGATTTCTACGATGCCCGTTCCATTCCGACGATACCGCCAGTCTTAAATTATTTCCTGACGGTGGGTGGAAATGCTTCGGCTGCGGGAAAGGCGGCAGTGTGATTGATTTTGTTATGGAGCTGTTTAACTTGTCTTTCCGGCAAGCAGTTCTGCGCATTGACAGCGATTTTCGGCTGGGTCTGACAATGAGCAAGCCGAGCAGAGAAGAGCAGTCTGCAATTCTTGCACGCAAACGCAAAGAACAGCGGGAGAAAGACGCCAAAGAACTCGAATTTTTGGTTATGATTCGTGATTTGCGATATTACCAGAAGATTGTAGAAATGGCACCGCCTGTCAGGGATGGTGAAGCTGTATGGTTCCACCCAATTTACGTAGAGGCAGTCAAGCGGCTTCCTTATATCAATAATTGGCTTGATGAATACTTTTTGGGAGGTGAACTTGACGCTTGGAAGAAAAAATACCAGATTTCGTGAGAAATGATTACTTGATGAGTACGACACCTTACGAATGGCTGTATCAATTCAAGGACAACCAATTTGAACTACGACAGCTCCTCAACATTATGTCTGAGCGGGCAAAGGAGGTTGGAGTTCGCAATCTTGCAACACTTTTTAAGGACTATATCGCCACGATAAAAGGCGATTCTATCATTCGATACAACAGGACAGACTTTACCCGACAACCGATGGAGTTGGATTGTGGGGCATGGAGCGCCGGTGATGACGGGATTTACAGTGTAAGCTCATTCGGGCTTGAAATCACTGCATGCTATCACCCGATTATGCCCGTCGAGCGCCTGATAAACATTGACACAAGCGTACACAAAGTAAAGCTTGCGTTTAGCCTTGGTGGGCGCTGGAACAGCATCATAGAAGATAGAAGCGTTGTGTCTGACAGCAGGTCCATCATCGGGCTTTCGAAATATGGCATTGCTGTGAACAGTGAAACCGGCAAGCATCTTGTACGCTATCTATCCGAAGTCGAGCAATGCAATTATGAGATAATTCCGGAAACGCCAAGCGTTGGGCGGCTCGGCTGGATAGATGGATATGGCTTTTCCCCTTACGTCGATGGACTTGTCTTTGATGGGGAAGATGAATATCGTACAAGGTTTGAAGCAATCAGGGAAAAGGGAAGTCGTGACGCTTGGCTGAAAGCCTGTCTGGAGGTGCGCAGCGGGTCGACAGCAGGCAATGTGATAGCAAGGCTGCTTCTGGCCTCATCTTTCGCCTCGGTGCTTGTGAAGGTATGCAATTGCCTGCCGTTTTTTGTCCATCTGTGGGGCGGCAGTGAAACCGGCAAGACGGTTGGCTTGCTGCTTGCCGCCAGCGTGTGGGGCGACCCAGAGCCGGGTAAGTATGTGCAGACGATGAACGCAACGGAAGTCAGCAAGGAGCTGGGGGCAGCATTTTGCAATTCCCTCCCGCTCATTATTGACGAACTCCAGCTCATCCAAGACAAGCGCAAAGACTTTGACAAGATGATTTATCAACTTGCAGAGGGCGTTGGACGAGGCAGAGGGAAGAAGACCGGCGGCCTGCAAAAAACGCCGACATGGCGCAACTGCATCATGACCACCGGAGAATTTCCGATTATCTCTCCAAACAGCGGCGCAGGTGCCGTCAATCGGACGCTTGAAATCGACTGTCACGACATCCATTTGTTTGATGACCCCAAAAAAACAGTGACAACTCTTTACGGAAATTACGGCTTTGCGGGGAAAGAATTTGTGTCCAAGTTGAACGAGTCGGGAGCAATAGAGCGTATTCAAAAGATGCAGGACGACATGCAAGCGGCTATCAAATCCGATGACACGATGGATAAGCAAACGGCTTCTGCGGCGCTTATTTTGACCGCTGACGCCTTAATTGAGGAATGGATATTTCATGATGGGGTTCGACTAACGGCATCGGATATCAAGCCATTTTTAGCTTCAAAATCAAGCGTAAACCAGAACGCCAGAGCGCTTCAATTTCTCTATGATTTTATCAGCATCAACCAAAATAAATTCAGCCAACACCCAGATTATTCCGGAGAAATATGGGGAGATTTGGACAATGAATACGCCTATATCATCAAAAGTAAGTTTGACCAAATCCTAAATGACGAAGGTTTTAACGCCACAGCGTTCATCGGATGGGCGAAAAAACTGGGTGTTATAGAATTGGGAAATGATGGAAAATCCACAAAGGGAAAACGGATACTCGGGAAAGTGACAAGATGCATTTGGCTGAAAATTGACACTTCGTTGACGGAAGAACAGCCGGATTTCACTGAAATTGATGAAAATTCAGAACAATATAGCGTTCCATTTGAAGATTGAAATTTGTAACACCGTAACACCTTGTAACACCAAAAAACGATACATCGCTCCGAAAAAGAGAGAGAGAGCGAAATCATTTTCTGTCTTTCTTGCATATAGAACATAGAAAATAGGTGTTACAAGTGTTACATAGCCCGCAAAGTATAGAGCCGCAAGGCTTTCGGTGTAACACCTTTGGTGTAACTGCAGTGTTACAAGGTGTTTCAGTAAGGAAGGAGTAGTTTATGAGAGCATCATTGACGGGAACTGTCAATTACATCCGCATGCTAATTAATTCGGAATTGGTACGGCAAGAAGCTTTTTATGAGTCTGCGAGTGATAAAGACACAAGAAATGCCGCTTATCGGGATTTGGAAATGACAAGAGCAATCAAGAATGTGTTTGAAGGTCGCATTGTCCGAGTTTTGGATGAGTATTGAAAGGCGGGGCGCACATGAGCCACCAATATACGCAGATAAGCGTATACAAGTGCATCAAATGCGGTGCTGTACTTCGCACTGTGGGGGGGGGCAGAACGCCACAAGGAGCGCTGCAAGTTTACGCCGCCTGTATTGGACGGGCAGTTGGATATGATTGAGGGCGCAGCGCACATAGCGCAGGGGAGTATGTTTGAATGATTAAGTTACTTGTCGGCGGCAGCCCTTGCACGAGCTGGAGTATCGCCCAATCCAAAAATCGTGAGACCACGGCCGAGGGCATCGGCTGGGAGCT